GCAGACATGACAGGCACGACGATGGCCAGTTGGCTCCCAGAGCAGTGGAGTGAGCTTGCCACTATTACATACCGTTCCAACACGATTCTTTGGGAAAACGACATCATTGACCGACGATGGGAGCCTGAGTTGGGCGTTGGCCGTGGCGACACAGTCAACATCCCTGGTTTCACGCAGAACGCATCGGCTACGAAGCGGAGCACGTTCGGCACTGGTGCGTCCATTACGTTCACTGCGGTGACCGAGGCCCAGACACAGCTCGTGGTTAATACGATGGCCTATAAGGCTTTCCGTATTCCAGCAGAGCTGACCGTTCAGACGATGCCAAGCTATGTTGCGCTGCTAACCGATGGAATCGGCGAGGCGGTAGCGTTGCAGGCGGACTCAGATGTGGCTTCCGACAACAGCAACGGTTTCGATGCCCTGACGGCAGTCGGAACCGATAACGTGGACATCACCGAGGACACGCTATTCACGGCTGAGACGAACCTCGATGATAACAATGCGAAAGCGGAGAACCGGCATCTTATCGTCAGTCCGGCTAGTCGTGTTTCCCTGCTGAAGATCGAGGCTTTCCGAAGTTCGCTCTACTCGGGAATTGGCCAGGTGGCGGCTGACGAGCCTTACGGACTCTTGGGTAAGGTCTACAGCTACAACGTCTGGGTGTCCAACAACCTAGAGTCAGGGACTAGCGGTAAGAAGAACGCGATGGTGCAGATGGAGTGCATTGCGGGCGCCATGCAGAAGAGCATCACGATGGTCTCAGATGTGAACATCGAGGATGGTATCTTCAACCAGGTAGCCGGATATGCAGTCTACGGCATCAAGTTGGTAAAGAGCGCCTTTGGTAGAGAGATTGCTGGAAAATAAGAAGGGTTAGGGACTTTGCTTCGTCCCTTGCGGTCAGATGGCAGATAATAGCCTGAGAGAGCCTAGCTCGCCTGACCTGACGCTTCAGCAGGGAGGGGCCTGGGAGTCCGTGAGATTCACGGTTCCCAGTGACATCCCTGACGAGGATGTTCAGGCTCGGGTGAGTGACAAGTACATGCGACTGGCAGGAGAGTTTTGGGAGAAGAACGGGTTCACCGTGTTGCATGTCAAGCGTCCCAGGCTTTATGAAGGTAACCTGCCGATTGACGCTGACCGCAGGGGATACGTTGTCTGGGGCTGGCTGAAACGTAGACCTGTAGAACACACAATAGACGTGCCCGAAGCCTACATCCCAAAGTTCGAGGGCATGGGCATGAAATTGGCCTAGTAGGAGATAATCAATGCCGGATGTAAGCCTTACACCACGACCTACAGATGGATTAGTTGAGAGACTCGGCTATCCTCGGCAGGCTGACTTATGGAAGCCGATGTCCATGGATTACGATGTGTTCGAGGACAAGTTCTGGGGAGACGCCATACTTGGTCTCTACCCATCTGCTAAGACCAACGGTACATCAGCGGCTGTTACGTTCACGGAGCACAACGCTGGCGGCTACCTTGATTTGGTAAGCGGCACGGCGGATGACGGATACGCCGGGCAAGGGATGGGGTTGCAGTTCAAGGGTGACCGAGGAATGTTGGCTGAGTTCATCGTTCGTACTCCAGCGGCTGTCACCACGATGAAATTCGAGGTTGGCTTGTCGGACGCTGATGATGATGCGGGGGCTGTGAACGTCAAGGCTACGCCAAACGCAACAGCCGCTGATTATGGCGTATTCGTCTTTGATCGTGACGACGATACTGTCTTGGCATTTCACTCTGCAAAGGCGGGAACGATAACTGCCAGTGAGGACACGGGCATCACTGTTGCTGTGGATACCACCTATCGGCTGGCGGTTCGTGTGACTGACGACAACCTGGTGGCCTATGTCAACGGAGTCGTAGTCGCTGAGCACGGTAATGGCATTGAGGGTGGTAGCGCGTTGACTCCTTGGGTTTTCTGTCAGGCGAGAGCGGGCTCGGCCTCGCGGACCTTACAGCTTCACAAATGGCGGGTCACAGCACCAGCGTACTAGGCCAGGGAATAATCAGGAGATTGCCATGCCTCACAAGCCTAGACCACGGCGGGCTGCAAAGGCAAAGTCGGCTCCACGAAGCAGGGCTCCCAGGGCTCCCAGTCCCCGGCGGCGAGGTGCCGGAGGGCCGGGACCAGTCTTGCCAAGGGATATTGAGGCTAAGATTCGGCCTCGCGGACCTTGGGGGCGAAGACAGCAACCCAGAGGTGGAAATTTTTTACCCGGTGCCCAGCGGCCCGGAGGGACAACTTTCACTCCGTTGGGGACACGCTTGAGTTGGACTCCCGAGGACAAGCTGGAACTCTACCGACAGGCCAGGCCGGGCCGAGAGAAAAGGGAAGAAGACCGGCTCCGTAGGGAAGAGTTACTGCGCCAAATGCGGCGGTCATTTAGCCCGCCTAAGGGTGGTCGTATGGCCCCGCCTCTGCGCCGACGACCATTGGCCCCGCCTCTGCGGTAAGGCAGGAAGGTTTCCAGAGTTTTTCACAACATACCAACTTCTAAAAGAACGAACGAGAAACGAGGAGTTAGGTTATGCCCCAGAAGCGGCAGCGCCGAGTTAGGCGCTCGCAAGCACCGCCAGCAGTAGCACTAGCAGGGCCCCCAATTGACTCTGGCAGTCAAAGACAGACCCGAGCCAATCGTAGGCTAGAACTGCTAGGCCAAATAGAAACGGCACGCAAGGCAGAACTGCTAGACCGCATAGAGACGAGGCGTAGCGAGGAAGTGCTACGCCAAATACAAGCGCGAAGACGCCAAGCTAGTATGCAGGAGCCAGTCAAGCCAAGGGATCTTGCGCTTGGACTGCCACTTGTGGTTCCACCGCCATTGGGCCTGCCTCTGCCTAAGCGGCGGGCACCTCCCCCACCACCTCCCCGGCGCGGTTTGTCAATTGAGGCGTTACAGAACGCAGAGCTGTCCCGGCAGAATCTTCGTGTTTCTATGCAGCCTCCGGTCAAGCAAAGAGAGATTGGCTTGTGGCGTTCTCGCTTGACCAGGGAAGCGTCAAGAGTTTTTCACAATATACAACGAGGAGTTAGGTTATGCCTGCGTCTTACCCCGTAGGGGCTACTAACGTCGAAGGAGAGACGCTCTCCCTATCTACTACCCTAGCGTCTCTAGGGATTCCGCCCAATGTCTATCAGGCGATGCTGTATGGGCCTTCGTCCGACTTTCGGATGAACCTGAACCCTGCCATCAAGGATGTCTATTTCTATGACGCCTCTGCTGACGCAGGGTCGAGGTACAGCTCGCAGACCATCAACCTCTTAGACCGTAGCACCTCGACGGGGACCGGGACTGCTATGGACGCGGCCACCACGTCTGATTACCTCAATATTTGTCTAGAGGAACCGACAGCCGGTATCCGGGTGGTCATTGGTGCAGCCAACGGCAACACCTCCACTCTTCTGGCTGAATACCGTCAGAACGATGACAGTTGGACCAGTTTGTCCGCAACAGACGGCACGGTCTCCAGCGGTGATACATTGGCGGTTACGGGCAGCATTACCTGGACGGCTGTGACCAACTGGAAGCGCGGCCAGCTTGGAGGTCCAAACGACCCCTTTGACACTACTAACGCAGATGCGCCGACGACAAATGGGATGTGGATGCGGCTCTCCTGGAACGGGGCGCTTGACTCTGACACTGAGATCGACAGCCTCTGGGCTCTAAACAACGATACGAAGAGGGGATACTTCAGGACTGGACAGGAGTATAAGATCAGCTTTGATCGCAGGGTGCTTGGCTCCATTGAGTGCATACTGGCGAGTGGTACAGACACTTTACAAATCACTTGGGTGAGGACATAACACCGTGGGAAGCAACCAATACACTATAAGCTCAGACGGGGTCTCTCCCTGGTACAACACTGGCTCTCTGTACCGCACTCGCATTGCACAAGATGTTCGTATTGAGGATGGGGCCGGCCTAATCGTTGGTCACACAGCCCAGGAAACGATCTCTCTCGACGGCAGCACTGACTTGGTGCCAGAAGTCCAAATTCTTGGAACCGCTGCGGCTGACGCTTCCTTAATGCTAGCTGCTTTCTCAACGACTGCCACCATTGCTGGTTCTCCGATACTTGCCTTTGTGAAAAGCGGTGATGCTGCTATTGATGGTACTCATGTCGTGGTGACCGACGACGAGGAGCTAGGCAACATCGTAGCTTACGGGGATGATGGGACAGACCTGGAGTCCATAGCTGCACAGATACAGTTTGAGGTGGACGGGACTCCCGGCACCGGTGATATGCCGGGTCGCATAGTCTTTGCAACAACTGCCGACGGTGCCGAAACAACAACAGAGCGGATGCGTATCGACTCCTCTGGCGTAGTAACGATAACTAGTGGGGGGGAACTTCACGTCGTGATAGCTGGTTCGGCTATCACCCCTAGTTCCGCGACGGCAGCGGTGTTCCAGCGGAACTCAAGCACTGGGCAGAATGCGGAAATCAGCATTATCAGCGGGAATGCAGGCGACGCTGTTCTCAATTTTGGAGATGCTGAAGATGAAAACGTCGGGAAAATCCGTTACGTCAACAACGGCAATTCGATGGAGTTCTTCACGAACACGTCGTCGAAGATGAGCATCAGCAGTGCTGGCCTCGTGGCGTTCGCGGGCGTGGTCAGTGTTGACGACACCACCGATAGCACCAGCCCGACCACCGGTAGCATCCACACTGACGGCGGGCTTGGCGTGGCGAAAGGGCTGTTTGTAAATGCGAGGTCGTGGATCGAGCGTTCGACATCGGACACATCCACCCAGGGGACAGTCCTAAATATCACCGCGAATTCGACCGGGAATGCCGCAGATGGGTTCGGCCCGATACTCAATTTCCAGATGGGAGACACAGCCGCCACCAGCCAGCGCATGGGAGGGGTCGGCTTTGAGCGTAACGGTGCCGATAATACGTCGCGGTTTACGCTTTTGGTGGAAGATTCCGGTAGTGTAAATGAGGCGTTCCGGGTCAGTAATACCGGAGTGGGATCGTTCGACCTAGCTGGCTCTGGAACAGCCGCGCAAACAGACCTGTTTGACGACTACGACGATGCAGTAGAGCTTCGGCGGTACGCGGACTCCGTATCGTCATACGTCAGCCCGGAGCAGCGCACGGCAAACCGACAACGCATGGTGGAGATGGGCATTATCGAGGCAGTGCCGGAGTCTTCTAGTGGCTACCATCTCCTGTTCCAGCCCATCACGCGACTACTGGCTGGTGGAATATATCAGAGTCGCGCCCGCATGGACGCCCAGTATGAAGAGCTAGACAAGCGCATACAGCAATTGGAGGCAGCATAATGGCGGCAACGGACGCGCAAATCAAGACGTTCTTCGCCCTCGATGGTGAGACTATCACGGATGCCCAGTTGATAAAAATCAAGAACTGGATGGTGGCCGTCACGGGGTGGACTTCAGACTCCAAGGACAGTGACGGCAACGCGCTTGCTACGCCTGATGCCACGACGCTCGTGGGGTTGCTACATGCCGACCTGAAGGCCAAGGTTTTGCACTGGCAGGCCGACACCCAGTCGGTGACATTCTAATCGTCATGGACAACGAGATTAGCAATGCAGACCTCCAGCGACTGCTCACAGAGAATCCATTAGCGGCAGAGCAGCTTCGGCGTATTGTGGCCGAACGCCAGCGGGACGCCGCTCTCGCCAGTCTGGCGAACCAAAACGGCACCTCAGAAGAGGAGAAGGAAGCTGTTGGCCTTATCAGTCGGCCAACCACCGACACAGGCACAACCGCGACCCAGGAAGTCTCCTGATAAGGAGATAGGATCATCGCTACAACAACTTCACTGGTCTTAATTCAGCGTCTCTCGGAACTCATCGGGGACTATCGGTCTCTGATGACTACTAGTGCCGGTTTGGGTAATGGGACCACCCTTACTGACACGGAGCTTGCCAACCTCACTGAGGACGATGACGGCATTCAGGGTTGGATAAAGATCACGAGCGGCAACAACTCTGGTGAAATTCGCCGCATCAAGAGCAGCGGTGGCTATACTGCCAGCTCGACGCTTATCACGGTTAACTTCCGGTTTACCAACCAGGTAGCCAGCGACGTTACATACGAGGTCCACAATATAGATCCCACTGACAAGCGTAACGCCATCAATCAGGCCATCGCGAGTCTCTTCCCTTCCCTAAACGGCCGCAGGGGCCTTTATCTACGTGTCAGGGATGAGGGTCTGGCTGTTGACAACCAACTGACTAACGGCAGCTTCGAGTCAACGATATCTGGCGGGGCTCATCCTAGCTGGACCAATGTGGGTTCTCCGACTGTTACTACCGAGACCGGCATAACCATGCACGGCGCCCAATCGGCTAAGGTTGTCGCCTCTGGTGCTGATGGGCAGTTGACTCAATCGGTCAATATAAACGTCAAGGAGCTTACCGGCCAGACTGTGACTTTTAAGGCTTGGGTATTTTGCACGACTGCCGATGCTGCTCGAATTCGCATTGACTGGACTGGCAGCGCTTTTGAGAACAGTGATTACCATTCAGGCGCAGACCAGTGGGAGCAGCTCAGCGCTTCGGCTGACGTTCCTAGTTCTGCTACACAGGTCAAGGCTATCTGCGAGGTGGCTGACGGCAGCACGGCTTATTTTGACTTGGCGCGGCTGGATGCTGGCCAGGTTTGGAAATACACGCTTCCGACAACCATTCGGCGCCTGCACTGGGTTGCGATGCAGTACAGTGAGGACGATCCTGGAGGGCCCTACTATCCGATATCTCCAGAGAGGCCACCAATAACCGGACGGGCTCTTCGCCTTGAGGGCGTGGACCTACTGAGTCGCCCTACGACTGATAGTGGCACTACAGAGGTCGATGGGGAGCATGTGGAGTTGATCGTGGCTCGGGCGGCTATGTATCTAGACAACATGCTTAGGAGCCGAGGTGTCACGGACGGGCTTGGTGAGGTGAACCGGCTGGATCAGATTGCTCTACTGCTCGACAGGACAGCGATGCCGTCTCTGGCTGCTGAGAGGCCAATGGGGGCCTGGCACATCGAGGAAGACAGCTCTGGCCGTTATCTCATTCTCGACGTACCTCGCAGCACGGCTTTTAGTTTCTAATGGCTAAGGCACACATCATCTGGAGGTTAAGCTGTGCCTCGTGGCCACATCTCTCTCAATAGCAAAGGTTATGTAGTAGTCCCCCGTCGAGTTAATGGCCGACTCGTTCCAGTCGAGGAATATGACGTTCCCGCTTTCGGCACACCCTTCCGTACTCAGGGTGTTCAGCAGCAAGACCAGATCGTCACCTACTCTTCTCGCACCTTTGGCCCCTTCACCGGCGGTTTTGGCCGAGACCGTATCCCTGCCCAAAAGGCCAATGACCCAAGCCAATACCGGCGCTTTTTTGACTCCACAGTCGATACCCGTTTTGACTTAGGTGCCTTCCTTTCGCGTTCGTCCGCCGCTGCTACGATCCTCACCGACGGCGAGGTTATCCGGGCGTCGTGTCAATCAGGAGTTACGGGCGCCATAGCCTTACATGCCTTTTGGGACAGAGATGGCACGAACAAGGGTGTCGTCGCGGGTATTTTCAACGGGACGTCCTGGAATAACAGTTCGACAACGGTTGTTGACAGCGCCAATGAGACTGTGGTAATCGACGCGATAGACCACAAAGACCGCATTGTGCTCTTGTGTTGGCACACCAACGACCTGCTGACGCGGTTTTCTACTGATGGGTCATCATGGACTGCCCCTACCACAGAAATCCCTGCCAACATGGTCACCACCGCTTCGGCAAATGCAGATAATGATGTAGGACGCCTCGTTGAGATAGGCGGCGAGATCGTGGCCGTTGTCCATCACCAAAACAACAATACAGTGACATTTATGTCTTCCTCCAATGCAGCAGTGGACTGGGTGGACGAGAACGTCGATGTACCGGGCGGCGGCGTCCTGGGCGCTGCCGTTTATCCTGGTATCGATGACGCCGACAAGCTCTATGTGCTCACCCCCTTTGCTCTTTGGGAGGTGGACACCTCTCCCAGCACATGGACTACCACCAAAGTTCTCAACAGCACTCGTGCGGGAAACACGGCTTGGGCCAACCGGCTGGCAGTTCACGGGGGAAAGCTCTGGATAGGCATGGGCGCAGACGATGACACGCCTGCCTCCGTTGCAACATTGAGCACTGTCGGAGGCGTTCGAGAGATAGATATGGGCATGGGCTTGGATCAGGGCGACGGCGTGCCTTCTGACCTGTTGGGGGCTCCACGCTGGCTCTTGTCTGCCGGGAGATTTCTGTATATGGCCGTTGGGGGCAATGCTGCGGACAGGAAGGCACGGATCTTATGTCACAATGGAGAGGGCTGGCATCACATACACCAGAACAGCACAGTCAACCAAGACATCGAGTGGATGGAATTTAGTTCGCTAGGCGGCACTATTACAGAGCGGTTGCACTTCGCTGTTCGTACCGGTACCAATACGGTCACGACTAACTACATCTCTAACCCCAACGCTATTCCTGGCTCTGGCAGCGATATCACTTTCGCATATCGGGCCAGCGGAATCCTTGACCTACCGGAGATCGACGGAGGGATGCCTACCATTGACGGTCCGTTCTTGCAGGTCCGGGTTGGTGCTGCTGACGTTAGTAGCGACACTGACGGCGATTATATCAACGTGGATTATGCTACTGACGGTGCCACGCGAGGCGGAACTAATCTCGGCGATATCTTGTCAGGCACAAAAAAGCTGGATTGGGCTTCGGGTGCCGGGGTAGAAGGCACCAGCATGGCGTTGCGGATGAACCTCCACCGTGACTCGGGTGACACGGACGAAAGCCCTGTGTTGCGTTCGGCGGAGATCGACTACCTCAAACAGCCCGGTACGGTAGAGGGATTTACCTTTACCGTAGACCTGGGAGCTACGGCAAAGCTCCAAGGCACAACGCCGGAGAACGTCCTCACAAACCTCAAAGCAGCTCGTGACTTAGGCACATTGCCAGCCTTGGATTACGGTCCCAGCGGCACGAAGTACGTCAAGGTGAGACGAGTGCAATGGTTCGTTGAGTTTCAGGGCACTAGCAGAGCGGCACCTACCGTTGCTGCGGACTCCCTGATGCAAAGGGCCGGCTACGCCGATATCACTTGCGAGCAAGTCATCACCTAGGTCCAGGAGGAAACAGATGCCAGTCCACGGTCCCAAAGGCGATCCCCACGGCAAAAAGCAGGCAACAAAGCGGGCAAAAAAGCGCATGGCTGGGCCAGCGAAGAAGCCGAAGAAACCTCGGCGTAGATACCGAGCTAGCCTAGCGAATCATGAATCAGGTATCACTGCTGTCAGTAATAAGGTAAGCGACTGACATGATGTTGTTACTTTGGCTATTACGGCACGTCTGGCCGGGACGACGCACGACAGCGTTGGCTGCCCTACCGGCAGAGGTGGTTGATTTAGTAGCGGCACTGCGGAATGTCCAAACCGAACTGGAGGCGTATCCAGAGGCCAAGTCCAGTCCCCTGTATCGAGCTGTTGAGAGCGCACGACATGAATGGGCGGATGTCATTACGGTAGCTGCCGACGTACTAGGGATAGACTCTGATGAAACGCTTTAGAATTGATTTAATGCTTTGGAGAAAACTCGCCTGGCTTTGGGCGTGCGTCGTCGCTATTGCTGGCTATGCCTGGTCATGGCCCCGTAGAGGCGCTCTAGCGGCCCTTAGAGGCGTCCGACGGGTTCTTCTGGCAGTATGGCATTGGCTATGCGCTCAGGGCTGCCTCCTAAAGGCGTCTCCGTTTGCGTTCTACCGTACGATGGGGCGTAGGC